AGACGCGAAGACCCTCTTCCATCGATCAACGATGGGCTGAAGAGGATATTTGGCTCCCGCCGCCTGCTGCGGTTGTGGTCCGTATTCGTCCATATCCGAACTACCTTGCTTCCAGTTTTGAGATTCGTTTGCCTAAGCTTTCGATCTGTTCGTCAAAATACTTTTTTTCGTCCGTGAAATCCCACACGCCGTCCACATCCATTCGCAGATCAGGGTTCGTGCTAAATCGAGTGTCGTCCTTGTGTAGGACTTCGACGTAACCCTGCCCCCGGAACGCAACTTCGATGGACTTCTCGCCCACTCGCATGACATGAGCTATGTCCGCATTGTTCTCGGACACTGTCGCTCGATGGTAGAAAACCACAAGTTGACCGCGTGTCGGTTGTGGCATCTTCCACGCAAGTGGCTCCGGTGGTTCGGCGTCAATCTGTGCAGCGACTGCCACTGGTTCATAGCTCGAAAATGATTCAGTAGTGCGAGCGACTACGGGTTTACGGGTTGGTGATTTCTTAGCCATTTTCAAACACTCCAGTTGGTCCCAAAATTATCGTGCTTGTAAATCCAAAAGGATTTGCTGCCTCCTGCCGCAAGCGTTTTCGCTCCTTGAATTGTCGAACCCGACGCTGGCCGGGTGTCTCTACCCGCCTTCGGCCCTTTGGGGCGACGTAGGGCTGTCTTGTGTCAGTCAGGTAGGCTGACAGGTATTCCATGCACTCGACGGCGTGAGTGTTAGATCGTCGGTTCCCGGTGTCCGTGACATTTCCGTTGACCTTCTTTTTCCTGAAACGCCGCATCTCCCGATCAAGATTTGGACATCGATCAAAGTCAAATATCAACTGAGGACTTCCGCTGCCACCGACCGACAACATTCCTCTCATCACCTCTTCGCGATAAGCGATGACGGAACAACCCGGAATGAATCTGTGCTTCGTTTCGACGCACTGCACATCCTCTTTTTTCATCTCCCGCTCATATGCTTCGCGCGGGGCGATTCCTGTATCGATGGATGTTAGGTTTCCACCATGTGAGTCAATGATGAACGACTGAAACCAATCTCCTGCTGTTTTTCTGGCTAGAGCAAAAGCTATCTTCCTGGCGTCACATTGGTGAATATAGATTTCGTCGTAAACCAAATGCCATTTGCCACTCGGTGGAGTAGCTATTAGGACCGCAGCAGCCGTTTCATGGCCGGGGTCAACAGCAAGCCGCCTGCACCAACTTGACGGGACATTTCGATCCTTAAGGTATTGATCTGCTTCGCCAGCGAGTTGACCCGCATAGCCCTGAATGTCATGAAGCCCGCGCTTCCACATCGGGTACATCAATACAGAATCCGTGACCATCTCGCCCAATGCGCGTTTTCGATAAACGTCATCGCCCATGCTTTTCCAACCGGCGACCGCAGCCTTCTTTGCCTCTTCTGGCAGGTACGGATTACTTTCCATCGATATGCGAAAGACAACGGTCGTAGGTTTCGTTCCGCCTCGTTCATGGGACTCTTCTTGAGATTCCGCTCGCTCCGCGAAACGTGCCATGCAATCGTTTTCATCGTGCGGCAACGCCGACCAAAGCAACCGACCGCTGCGGTCAATCAAACGACCAGCAGCCTCCTCGTACCACGATGGATCGAGGATATCCTCATCGATTAAACAACAGTCCAATTGGAAGCCCTGTTCCGGCTTTGCTCTGCTGGAAAATGCCATGATTTCCCAACCACTTTTCAGATAAACATTACTGAAAACTTGCTTCGCTCTATCCTTCCAAACGATCTTTTCGATCATCCGGGGTGGGATCAATGGAGGTGCTGGCTTCGCCTCTTTCTCGCGAGCTTTGTCTTGCGGAACCCACGGGCGATAGACACGCCACAACTGAGTCTCGGTATCGCGAATGATCTTGAATGCACCAGCCTTGAACAGGTAGGGATAAATTACATTCCCAATATTAAACGCCTTATAACCAACGATGGCTAACTTACCATCTCTTAATGGATACTTTCCGTAGGGATCTTTTCCCTGAACCGCTCTTGCTACCTCGACAAACGCGGCGAGGCTTTTTCCACCTCGGTTGCCACCCATTAACATACATTCTGGCGCATTGCATTTATGAAACTCTTCCTGAGTTGGTTGAGGAACGTACAGGTTGAGAGACTCAAGCCGACGCTGCGCGATCTCGTTCGCGACTCGGATCGCCTTCTTCTTAGCGAAGTTGCCGTTCCCTTTTCCAATTAGTTCCATCGCGTCCACTGGCATGGACCCAGAATCACTCACCATGCTTCACCCCCGCATCAATGACCCTGTCGTTCAGGGTTGGGATCGCGGTCGCGGGAAGCGAATTGCTCTCCTGATACTCAACCAAATGCTGCCGCATCACCTCAATCAGGTCGCGTTCCTCCATCATGTCCAACTGACGTTCGGCTAGACCAAGGGTCGTGACCTTCGACGCTAGATTCATCATCATGTCATGAATCTTCACTCGCTTCTGGGAGCCGGGATCACACGCCAGGTATGTGGCGAACAAGTGTTTCGCCCACCCGTTCACCCCACCAAAAGGACGCAACATGGACTCAAAGATTTCATTGATATGTGGATCGAATGACCCGCCATCCTTGAGCGTCTCAAGAGTCTGTAAACCCTGTTCTTCTAGAACTGCAAGACGATGATCTAACTGATCTTGCTTGGCTTGATCAGCGATCTTCGTTCGACACTCTTTGCAGACATCCCGATGACCGTCCTCTTTGGAAACATCAACGTGAAACAGATCGAGAGTTTTTCGCTGACCACAATGCGTGCAAAATTTGCAGCCAGCTTTGTTAGCTTCTGCTTCGATAGGGTCAGGAATTTCGTTCTGCAAAGGCATCTGATTATCCATAAAAAAAGCGGACGAACCAACAACGCGGCTCGTCCGCTGAATACCATACTGGCCTTGCCGCTATCGCTCAGACCCATTCAGGGGCAAGCTCTACTTCTACGAGCAGACCGTCATCAGCGGGAGTCGTACTCGCTTTGAGCGTGGTCCCAAGGATCAAGCCGTGGTCAGTGCTGAGAGTTGCGTCAGCAACCACGCCAAGGTCACCAGCTTTGATTGCGTCACCAGCCGTCAGTGCGACCGCTGTCGCGCCTTGACGAACCTTGCTCGGACCACGAACAATTCCATAGAAAAGGTCGTTGTCGGCAACAGTGGAAGCCCCAAGTGATGGGTCAACCACCAAGCAGCAACGGTCCCCGGCAGAACTCTTGGCGGCAGCGATGCCAACGCCAGCGTGTCCACCATCGATGTCAATCACGATGATGTCGCCAGCAGCAAGAGTGTCACCAGTTTTGTTGCGAAGGATGCGAGCGGTTACCCGTCGTCCAACGGTGCGGTTATGCATGCCCGATGCGGTTGCGACAGCAGCCGAAACAGGGAACGTATATTCGCGACCGTCAAGCGCAGTGTTAATGTCAACACTGTCGTCATTTTGGCCCTTGATGGTTTCACCAAGGCCAAAATCAGAAACTGAATCATTCATCTCTAATTTTCCTTTGAAGGATGTGTTTGTGATTTGCCAAAGTGAAAAGGACTACGCTGCGGACAGCGGCTTCCAAACTACAAAATTGCGAGGACTCTTGTACTTGATGTTACTCAAGGTCGAGACAACACAGTTCAAGCTTTGAGTCGCGAGGTCGTATTGTGGACCGCCCTCTGCGTCAAAAAGGCTCTCAGTTAATCCCATCAATTCCATGCAAGCCAGATTGATGCCGAACCCATACCCGACAGGTACTGAATTTTCATATGAAACTTCTACCCCGTCAAATCTGTACGAGTTCAAAAATCCCAATTCACGCAGCGATCCCGGTGCGTTCGTCACCTCGATGGTTTGCCGACCATCGTTGTGATCTTTCAACTCGATGTATTTATTACGGTCAAGCATCACGTTAGTGATCTGACCATCAATGCTTGAGTTCCGCTGGGCGTGAGTAATCCCGTAGCGAATTGCTTGCTCCATTTTTGCGCCAGCAGTCGATCCGCTAAACGCTGTGGAATCAGTTACGACTTGAAGACTACTCCAAAAATCGTATTGCTTATCCGCAGTCGCTTCAGGCCAGCTAGTAGCAGCAGTTTGCGCGCCGCCGTAATAACCAAGACCCATGTTTATGCCACCGTAGCTTCCATATGGGGCGATCACTTTATCAGCAGCGTTCGCGGTTCGGGCCACGTTGGTGTCCAAAGTCAATGTTTGACCATTGCTCTGCGCCAAGGTTTTTAGCCCATGCCAAAAGCGTTCGTTATCAGCATGTTCGCCATCGACAAACCACTGACTGGCGAGTCCTTCCATCAAGCTGCTCTTGATGCGCTCGGCAAACTGATCAACAACCTTCACGATTGCTGATTCGCCTTTATTCTTTTCCAACTCGCGCCTTTTAATGCTATCAACGCACTCATATCCGCGCCAGTCTAAATTGCCGGTCTTAAAAAGACTCTGAGCAACAAAGCTGCGAGCGTTTTCGCCGGTCGCTGCTTGCGTTGCGTGGTCTTTGTATTTCACGACCCATTGCAGTCCCTCACCACCGTGACCAGTGCTGATTCGACCTGCTTGATCCATCAACGCCATAAGGGCGTGGTTGCGTTTTGTCGCATCCTCAATATCTTTGAGGAGTTTAGGTAGCGAAGTTGTCAATGATCGCTGCCATGAGAAGCGATCAAAACCCTGGAAACTGTTAGCCATCAGTTCATCCTCCGTGAGAAGTCATTAAGTAATTAAATCACTCGCCTGTTTGCATTGAAGCGAGTACCGATTCACCAAACGACATCTGGTCTGTCCCTGTTTGGTTTCCACCAGATTCGGCAGACACGCCATTGAAAGCGGT